CTAGAGCAGCAGGACATTTATCTATGATTCCTGTGATAGGTCCATTTGCGACCGCTACTTCCTATGCTGCTGATGCTATAGCAGATATTGCTTCATTGTTTGGTTATACAGATGTTCCTGTTATTGACGATGTGTGTTCTTACAGACCAAAAGCTTATCCTAATTTAGCAGCAACAGATATTGGTACTACAGTTGAGAAATTAACTTTAGATTCAAAAAATGAATTAACTATAGATCCAAAAATAGCAGGTGCTGATGTTGATGATGAATTAATGATCAAAAATTTTACCTCAAGAGAATCCTTCATTTTTAGTTCTACCTGGGCTGCCTCTGATGCCATAGGTACTGGATTATTTTTTTCAAAGGTTACACCCCAATTACGTAGAAGCGTTACAAATTCTAATGGTTGGATTATTTGGTCTACTCCTATGGATCATGTTATGCGGTGTTTTAGTTATTGGCGAGGAGATATTATTTATAGATTTAAATTTATTTGTTCACAATATCATCGTGGAAGGGTTCAAATTAATTGGGATCCTATAGGATCTATAGGAACATCTGGTGATTATACTACTGAAACATATACTCGAATTGTAGATATTTCTGAAGAAAATGATGTTGAATTTTGTGTACCATATATACAACCAACTTCTTATCTCAGATATACAACTGATCCTGGAGAACAGGTTTCTAAAACTAATACTTCAACTTCTGGAGTAGGTGCTCATTTTAATGGTATTCTAACAGTACGAGTTTTAAATGAACAAACAAGTCCAGTAACTAGTGCTGATATAGATGTGCTTGTTTTTGTGAGAGGTTCCGATAATTTAGAATTTGCTGCACCTAGACAAATATCTAGCAAATACTCACCATATGCTGCCCAAAGTGGAGTAATTTTTGACCAAGATGTTAATCAGTATGATATGGGTATTCAACCATCACAAGTGGATGATAATTTGAATCTAGTTTTTATGGGTGAAACTTGTGTTTCCTTACGTCAATTAATGAGACGGTCTTGCGCTTATAAGCGTTTAAATCCAGGAAATAATACATCAAATGAGCTTTTTACAACTTATAGATTCAGATTGGGTAGATCGCCTCAATATCCTGGATTTGATCCAGCTGGATTTGATACAGCAACTGGAATGACTTCTGCTGTATCAGAACCATATAATTGGACTTGTTGGAGCTATGTAACCTGGTTTTCGCAATGTTTTGTCGGTTCTCGAGGTAGTTATCACTATACAATAAATCCTAATCATGTTCAATCATTATCTAGTGTTCAAGCTCATAGGATGAAGGCTGTGCATAATTCTATCCAATATTTGAATTATTCTAATGATTTACCAGTTACAGATTTAACAGATTTTCGCAGAAGATTCTGTGATGATAATTCTTATGATTTGGGTATGAGTGGTATGGCTTTAACTAATCAAAGAACTCTTGCTGGTAATATGGTATCTGTACCACTCTATAGTACTTATAAATTTCTTACAAATAATGTTGCAACAAGAAATGTTGGTACAGCTACTGATGGTTCTAATTTAGACAGTGTACAATTAGTTACTATAGCAAATTCTGATGCGACTCATAGTCAGAAGTATGTATACACAGATTTATATGTTTCTGCTGGTACTGATTTTAATCTTATTTTTTTCCTAAACGTACCAGCTGTCTTCTTATATGATTACTTGCCTGCAGCAGTTTAGGTATGTTACAAAAGTAATTTACACTCTGGAGAGAGATAAAACTCATCTTAAAATCCGATGGTCGATGTCGGATCTCATATATTTATATGAGTTTTAAATCGGAAACGGTTTGATTAAACGCTATATTGTATTTACAATATTACGTTCAGTTATGTTTTTATATAGCAAATGTCAATGCCGTTTTTACCGGTTTATTGGCAGTTGTGAAATTTTTTCTTAACAACTGGACGTCGACGTTTTTCAAATTGTCTCCGATTATAGTCGGTTCCAAAAAAAAAAAAAAAAAAAAAAAAAAAAA